TGAATGACAATGCTAATGTCTTTAGCCTTTTCAATTGGTTGCTCAATGTTTGGCAGTGGATTGTCTCTGAAAAATGCTTTGACTCCTGCTCTAATTCCCTCCAGACCAGTTGTGCCAAGTTCCTTTGGATAGCTTTCCTTTAATAACTGCGCAAAATGAGTTTTGTTTCGGCCAAGTTGCTCAAATGAATCGAGGTTGGCAACGATAAATTTTTCGTATTTCATGTCTTTAGGTTCTAATTTTGTGCAAATTAGCAATTATTTTAATAACAACAAATTAACCGAGCAACGAATAGAACTCATTGAAATGCTGAATCCTATCTTCGAGACCAATTGTCCCGCCATTGACACGCTTAGTGATTGATTTTACAACCGCATCTGTTGCGCCTTTGTCTGCTATTGCGTTCAATCCATTTTTATCCCAGAACCATGCTGCGGATGCCAATGGATATTTGGTTGCGACCAATTCTGGATTGGCCATTATGTCTTCGGGAACGCTTTTGTCAAACTCTAAATAATTAGCCTTGCCAGTTAGCTGAATAAATCCTCTGCCTAAATATTTAAACCCATCTTTGGACGCTTCATTTCCATTGCCCATTCTGTTTGCGTAAACTTTTGATGCGATTTTCTCTGGTTGCCTTGCATAATCTTTGGCAGACTCTAAAGTCGGAAAGTATTTTTTGAATGTTTTGTTTAATCCCTCAGCCGAATAGTTTAAATTTTCTTTGACTGCTCTAAAATTGGCCGACTCATGGCCACACTGAGCCAAAAAATGCGAAAGCCTTAACAATGTATTTACTTTGTAATTACTTTGAATGAATGGAATCTGAGCAATAACCGAATCTGGCACATGCCCTTTCAGTTTTGCTAAATTCATTATTTACCCTCTTTAAAAAATTGCTTGAATAGACTTTTGCCAGTCATGTCCTTTAGGTTTTCGTCCAATGACTTTAACTCTATGAACGCAATTAAGCCAGAAACAATCTTCATGACCTCAATAGTTGGCAAAAAATGTCTTTGGAAAATATGTCCTGCTAAGATTGCTAACATGTAGCCCATTCCTTTGGTAATGGTTGGCCTCATTTTACGGCTTGTAATGGCTTCGCCTCTTTTGTGAGCGGCAACCATACCAGTGATAAAATCAATTAGCACCAGAAAGCTGATTCCCATCATAACCGAGAAAGTCGGAGAGAAATAGGTAACTAAATAAATGATAATAACGTCTAAACTTTTAACTAACCAATTTCTCATAACAAACACTCATCTGCTGCATTTATTATTCTGGCCATGTCCTCAAATACTAAAGTTGCATTTGCAGGATTTAAGTTCGAATAATCGCTTTGTCCATAAACTTTCAAACTCCAAAACCCAGTTGGCAAATCCACATTAATAATAAAACTATAAAAATCGCATTCAACCGCAGTGAATACATCAATAAACTCATCGCATCCATTATTCCTTGTAAATTGGAATAAATAAAAGCTAAATGATTCCTCTAAAAATAGAGTTACTTTTGTATCGATATTTGCGTCAATGACTACCACTCTGTAATTAAAAAATCATTTCCCTCAGTAACGATAAAATCGCATTTCTGAGTTACTATATAATCACTATAATTAACTTTAACCTCAACGTCATTGTCATAAAGGAACGTAGCCAATGCAGGGTCTAAATTTGTTGGACTCGCTTGTCCAAAAATATTAACATCCCAAATACCCAACTCAATGTCTTCAATTAAAACAAAACAAAAGTCATCGCATGGGATTGTTTGATATATGCTTTTTTCAATAATACCATCTTTAATAAACACAAATAAATAATAATCATGCACGCTTGGCAATGAAATACTTATTTCGCTCGTTGTATTTTGATATATTGTTAGCATATTCCCCAGTTTTCTAAATTTTTAGTCTCATCGCAGTTATTGCACGATGCTTGGTCGTATAATGGATTCAAATTTTCGTTTAGCTTTAGCCATTCAAACATTTCTCTCGCATAGTTTTTGCCAATCTGTCTCCAGTAACTTGCTTGCTTTTCGTTGGTGTCAAAGTCCACAAATTCGCTTTCGTCAGTTACTTTTCTGACAACGCTTTCCTTTGTAACTTGCACTGGATGGAAAAACAAAAAGTCTCCAAACGCATAGCAAACGTGTACTTTTCTTAAATAGCACAATAGTTCCTCATTTGCAACGCTTATGTCTTCGTCTGTTATTTGTTGGCATAACTCATCGAATAAGTCTTGACAAAGCAATTGATTAATATATGTTATTTGTGTGTTCTTAATAGCAATTTCAATGTCCTCGCTCTCAATATTTCTTGAAAGCGGAACGATGCCATAAAAATCTGTTTGTGTTATGAATTGACAACTACAACAAGCCATTATATATTTAGATTAATAGGTGCAATTGATTCTACTTTTTTAGGACTATATCCAAAAGCCTCTCTGATTTCCTCTTCTGTAAATGCGGTTGCAAATGAGTCAGCAACAAAAGCCAAAGGAATTGAATTTGTTACTTTTATAATTGTGCCATCGTAACCATCCATTAATTTAGCCAGTGCGTTCATTTCGTACATTAACAAATTTTGGTCATGTTTAATGACTGCATTTTGATAATATATTGACGAATCCGCAATTTCTTTTGCCGTTCCTAACTTACCAGAAACTTGAATCCCTGCCAATATAGATGGAACTTGAAATGCGGTTGCAATGTGGTCTCTAATTAAATTTGAAAGCGTAATGTACATTTCGTGTGATGTACTCTGGCTAAATGGAATGATTTGGATTGACCCCTCTTTTGATGAGCCATCTAAAATCGCAAATTTACCGCCATTATCTGCGCCAGTTAATCTGTCAGAAATATAATCCCTCAATGAGTCTTTCATATCCTTGCCATTCTCATCCACGCCAGTCAATTTGTATGGCACATAAACAATGAATGCAGGCGCAAACGAATTGTCAACGTTGTTAGCATGGAAATTTTGAATCTGGCCATCGGCATAAATCCATTTCAAAGCTGACGCATATTTTGGCTGCGAATAATACACTTGGCCTGGCTTGTATCTGCGAATATATTTAAGCGTTCCATTCCATTTGCTAAAATCTTCAAATAAAGATTGCTCAATAAAATTTGAAATCTTAGCCTTTGTTTCAATGTCATTATATAAATCAATCGGAACGGCTTTGTATCTTCTGTCTTTTGTTTCTTGCTGCCAATTACTCGACAACTTTGCAAATGTTATTTCAAAATCTTTGTTTGGAATACCCAAACGAATGGTCGAAAAATCCTGCGACTTAACACTTTTTAAAAAGCCGTTTAAATCCCATTTCATAATCAATCCTAAACTTTCAAAATAAGCCATGTCATAGCAGATTCTTTGATAAGATGACTCGTTAAAAATTTCGCTTAATCTTTTAGAAAAATCTGTTTCCTCGCCAGTCGGAGTTTCAAAATATAATCCATCCCCATACAAAAATTTTGCGTGTGTTTCAACGCAAGCGTTTGCGATTGGAGACGATTGGACGGCTTTGATTAGTTCCTGCGGAAAGTTATTGTCTTTGCCATAGCGAACAATTTTGTTTGCGGTGTCATCGGTTTGATTAAAAACAGATAAATCCGCAGGCGCTTTCGCCGAAAACATGAAATAATTGTCCGAAATTTGAGTTAGTTCCATTTTTACAAATTTACTTTTTATTTTAAATAACTATTTGCAATATATTTACAAATCAAAGTGATTAGCAACGTCAATTGTCTTAAAATCTTTGAAATGTATCATTTCGCCAGTGTCATCAAATCGATTCCAGATTTCATATTGCCCATCAAATGCGCTTGACGATGACGAATTTCTCAGCTTGCGTTCAATATTATTGCGGACAAACGAATAATGGTGCATCCTAAGCCATTCAATTTGCTTATGTTTGGCGTAAGTATTTGTCCGCCTTGTTGGGTCTGCAAAGGCAGGATATTTTTTGTCGAAACACATGATTGTTTCCTTGTAAATCTTATGAATAAATGGAACGAAATAATCTTCGTCTGGCGATAGTTGTTTAGTTGGATATTTATAATAGGTTTTTAGCCTGCAATAACTTGCATCCAGTTCCGCAATATAAACTTGCTCCTTTGCTAAAGCAAAATCGTCACTAAAATACATCTCATCGCAGTCCATTTGAATAAAATGGGTGCAACCAACGCTCTTTGCAAGTTGCAAACCTATATTTCTCTTCATGGTTTCATTCCACTGAGCGGTTTGCTCAAGCGCAGGAATGTAAAAATTTGTAAAATCAATCAATTCGTGTGGCAAAGTTGGCTCATATAATTCGCCAGAGTTGCTTACGTTTTGGTAAACAACAATAACAACGTCCAAATGTGGTTTGATTAACTCAATAGAACGGCGCAAATGCTCATCGCCATCCCAAACATTCCAAATTCCTGCGAGTTTATTCATAATTCGAGACTATTAAATCAATAAAATAATTAAATGAGGCCACAATCAATATTGTTGGTATAATGTCAACGCTTATCCCAAACAAAAGCGAATGCCAAACCAATGTATGCAGTGAGGCCATGCAAGTTAGACACAAACAAATCGGTTTGCCAATTATCTTTGGTAATTTATCCGCAAATCTTTGGATAAAATATAAAATATTCCCATGCCTTGTCGACCGATAAAAGCCAAAACATAGCAAACTAATTACAATTGAGTTGTATATCATACAAAAAGTCTTTTCATTTCGTTTGGAACGTATTGCGGAAAAATAAATTCATGCGGATGCTTTGACATTAAATAGATAATGTTTTTCTTTTGCTGCTCCCACTTTTTATTGTTGCCATAATTCTTAGTCCTATCAAAGTCCGAATGTGGGATGTACCTCATTAATCCAATAAAGTTCTTTTCAATCCCATTTCTGGTTAAAGAAATATATAAATCTGAATCCTCTCCGCCATAGCCTTTAATATTTTCGTCATATCCCATGAAATCTGAGCGCTTAACTATGCAATTGCCAGAACAATCTGGTTCGCCAGTATAATAATTGCCGTCTTTTAAATCTAATTTATCAAAAAAAGTTGGGTCTAATAAAGTGTCCGCATCGCAAAAGAAAATCCATTCCTCGTTAGTTTCAGCAACCCCCAAGTTTCTGGCCTTTGATAAATGAAAGTCTTTTGCGGCCGTCAAGCATGAGCGGATTTTGTTAGTTTGGCAATATCTAAATGCCATTTCATCGCCGTAACAAACAACGAATATCTTTGATTTGTCTTTGATAGTTGCAATGCACTTTTTTAAATGCAGCAATCTATCTTTGCAAGTTATAATTATATCCATAAAATTCCAATTCCGCCCCAGTCAGAACCCTCAATAAATTCGTCATGCTCTTTGCCATCTTTGATTTCGTTCCAAAACTTATCCACTCGACAGAACAATTCTCGGTGCAATGGCGTGTCAATGATGTCATGGAATGCAATCACTCCGCCTTTACGCACAAACTTAGAATACAATTCGTAATCTGCCTTAACGCCCTCATAAGTATGGTCGCCATCAATCATAAGGAAATCAATCTTTGCATTACTATTGCCCAGTGCTTTGATTAACTCAGCTTTTAACTCTTTAGAGTCGCCAATTAAATAATCCACGCCGTCAATATTAGAACGTTGAGACATATCAATTGAAATAACTTTGTCAAACAATCCTTTGTAAGCATGCAAGCATCCGCCGTCATAGCTGCCAATTTCAACGGCAATCTTTTTGCTCTTCATTGAGTTTAGCGCATGCAACAACTCTTCAAATTCTAAAGGCTTTTGTTGTGCCTTATTGTTTATCGCCAACTGGACTAATGTTTTCATATTCTATGGTTATTTTTTTACCGATTATTTTATTTAATTTTTCTGCCTGCTCGACATTCATAATGTAATCATTTAGATACATTTTTTTAACAACTTCCATGTATAGGCCGTCATCGTCTTTTTTTAATACGCCTTTGATTTTCATGCCTTATAGATTATAAAGAAAATACCCAACTCAATCAAAATTGTGATAATTGTTTTAGTATAGTAAATTCGAGACCCGCCGTATTCTTTAAAGAAACTCCAGTCCTTTTTGTAAATTTTGTTGTATGACATTAAAACGATTAATGCCAGAATGATTTTATAAATGTTCATATTGTCCGATGATGATTAAAGTATGAATTTGCCCCCATGCCCCATTGACAAGGCGATGTCGTTAATTTTATATTGTGTTTGACCGCTAAGTTTGTCAAAATACTTTGGTCGTGTCTGTGAGCCTTAAATCCGCTCAATTGATAATCTGGATTGTACTCGTCATTGACAAGCATAAGATTCGAGCAAAGATTAAAATATTCCTGCACAAACGCTCTGGTCTCTGGTGTGTTTCTATAAATTTGGATTGCTGCATTCGCTTGCAATTGGTCTGGCATGCAAACAACGCCCATGTCATAATATGTCTCAGACTTGCACCAATCAATGTGCCTTTGGCCGTTGTGAAATAACTTTATATTTTCGCCCTCTTTTATTAAGTCATTTGGATTCTTTAAGCATTCAATTGTTGAGTCCAGATACATGACATATTCGCCCTCGTCAATAATGCTCAAAATATAGTCAATCAAATAAGGTTTCCAAAGCCACCAACCATAACCCCGAGACGAATATAGATGCTCTGGGTAAGCATCAAAAAGCATTTCAACACTCTTTTCGTTAAATGTTTTAGTGTACATAAATCTGCTCATGGATTTATGCAATTTATCGATTGCTTGCTGATATTCTTTTGTCCCGAAAGTTATGCAGATTGGCATTTGCTTTGAATAAAATTAAATATGTTTAGTTCGCTAAAATAGTATTCTTTTTGCTCTTCCACAAGTTTATGTGAATCGCCCATGCTTGCAAGCGAAATAATGGCCTCTAAATTTTGCATGGTATTTTCAGCAATGGCCGCATAAGGTATCGGAAACGCATCGCAAATGACAATATCCCAGAATTTTTCTGTTACATAATAGTCCTCAATTGAATTTTCAATGCAAATAGACGTGTGGTAATCAATTAAGCCGTCTTTTTTCTCTTTTAATTCGCCTTTGTATCTGGCATCTTTAATGTCCCAACCTTTGCCATAAATATCAATGTCCAAATCCGATGCTAATATCTTTTCGACCAATTCGTTTCGGAATCCATACAACGTCCCCTCTCTCGGTTCTTGCTTTGCCACAATAAAACTGCATTTTTTAGTCTTTTGGGCTTTTAAATTCATAGCATCTTCGTAATCTAAGCCAGTCCAATTAAACATCATTGGCAATTGGTTATTCACTGGCGCAATGAACTCAGCAACTTGCCCAGTCCAATCCTTATAATTTTCCGACCAACTCGGTTCTTGTGCAAATGCAAATGTTTTTAATGGGTCTTTTATTTGTTCTGTCGTATTATTGAATATAAATAGCAAATCGTAGTCATCCCCAAACGTAAATTCAAAATTTTTGACCGCATTTTTTGGAGCAAATTGTCTCATTACCTCACTTGCCAACCTTTCGGATGTGGCATAGTTGCTCGTTAATTTTACTTTTAGCATAAATGTTTTATTTTATAGTTTTTAGTTGCACAAAATGTCGAGAAAAACCGCTCGCAAATGAATGTGTGCATCGGATAATATTCAACGCCAGTGATTTGTTTAATTTTTTCTTTTGAAAATCGTCCCCACTTGTATTTGGTGTCTGAATATAATCTATTTTGCAACCATTTATCTTCGCTCTGAGCCATTATATCCATCAAAGGTATTAACCATGTGCAAACAAACTCTTCGTATAACTCAGAGCGTGTGACATGGGCATTTTGATAAATGGTCGGAGTGTTTAATCGGTCTATTTTTAGGCCATTAAATTGATTAAAGATATATTGAGCCGTTTCAATTATTCCAGAATGCCAATTCTCAGCAACTCGCCACACATTTGGTTGCGTGTGCAAGCGATAAAATGTATAAATGTCAAAATCTTTGACGTCTGTTTCTAAGTTTTTAAGCCAATATGAGTTTTTTGATTCAAACTGCCATGAAAAAACGCCAAAGTATTCGGCCTCTTTATGCTTTCCCTGCTCGATTAGTTCTCGAATGATGTGATTTTCAAATGCAGGCTGAAATGGTTTGCCCTCATAAATAGAATTGTCATATCCAATCGCATTTGGACTAACATATTTCTTTGTTTTGTCATCAAAGTATATTTGATAAATTACTGATTTTGAAGCCATCTGTATGCTCTTTTATAACACGACCCACATCCAGTCGATAATCTATTCCCAGTTGACCTTTTATACATATCAAATATTAAATGCCAAACAATGTCTTTTCTGTCCATCGCTTGTCCGCCATGCGAACTTACATGAATTTTTATTTCTGGTATTGTCATAAGGCAAATATAGTAAAAAATCACAAAAAGAAGAGAGGCGACATGGTTTCCCAAATCGCCTCTCTAAACATTTTTGTTTAAAACTAATTAAGCAATTTTGCTCTCTAAATAAGCCTTTGTTGCTTGGTAGCTTGTTATAAAGAAATCTGGTGCTAACTCTGACTCTCCGCCCATAGGCTGAGACAAAGTAATATTGAACGCATTGTCATCGCCAATTAAAATTCCAGTCGCTTTTGTAAGCGCAGTGATTTCTAAACCTGCTGACATGCCGTACAATTCAAATGTACCATTTGTCTTTTCAACTACAACGAATAAATCGTCAATCAATTTTAAATTATCCCAAACATTTTTAGCGTCTTGTGTTTGTTGCTGAAATTTACCAGTAATCGTTTGAGTAAACGATTTGATATTGTTTTCGCCAGTAACTAATTCTTGACTCGCACCTGCGCTTTTTGTTTTTGCGCAGAACTTGTAAAGATAGTTGTAAGGTTGTAAACCAATTGCAGTAACAACGTTCTCGCTATCTGTCGTGAATCCACTATCGGTCAAATCCGATAGTGAACCCACGTAAATGTTTTTGGCTTTTATTCCGCCTACCGATTGCAAATCTTCGCAAGTCGCACAAGCTAATCCACTAACTATTCCACATGGCATGATATTGTCTCCTTTTTTTTAAGTTAAATAATTATGATAATGCGATAACAGATAAATCGCCATAGATGTACTGAGTTCCCATTTTGAATTCAGCATCGATGTAATTCATTTTGTCTCTTTTATCATAAAAGAAATCTAATGTGTTTGTGTCAGAAATTGCATCTGTACCAATCACTAAATTCTCTCTGTATGTGTAAACCGCTCTGTGTTTGCTATTCAAGTTGTTAGCATTGATTACTTGAGACCAACGTGATTTCTTGTAAACTGGAATGCCTCTGAACATTAACATTCTTGCACCTGCTTCAACCATGTCCCATGATTTATCGCCACAACAAGCATCCTCACGACAAGTCAAATAATTGTCATATAACTCTCTGGTTAATGCAAAATATTTGTCGCCCTCTGGCATTTGGTCTAAGATGTCTGGTGCAATTTCGTACATTGAACGTAATGTATCTAATGCAGTGCAATCGCCTAAAGTTGTTGCAATTGCTACTCTTTCAACATCATAAGCATTTGCACCTGCAATTAAGCGAGTCCAGATACCAGTACATGAAGCTAAAGTGTCATTTGTTGAGTTCTCATCGCCAAACCATGCAATATCGTAAACGTCTAAACGCACTGCGTTTGTTACTTTCTCGATAATGTAGTTTTCTACAATAGTTCCCTCTAAGTTTTGAGCCTCGTTACCAGTTCTCAAAAACTCTTCCATGAATGTGTTTTTCAAGTTCTTAGCACACTGGTCTAAGTTAACTTTTAAATCACATACTTCAATAAATTTCTCAGTGATGTCAACTACATCGCCTGCATTATCACGACCGCAACCAACTGAGGGACGAACTACGCCCGAAAGGATTGTGTCTAATGCTAATTGTCTTTTAGATTTGATGTCTAAAATTATTCTGAATTCGTTTTGTAACTCTGGAGTCAAAAACGTTGGTTTAATTAAAACCTCGTTAGCTTGTTGCCCTGCCCAACTAACGTTAATGTCTAATACATCTGCCATTTTCTTGTTGTTTTATTTTTTGTTTAATTAATATTGTTTTTTAATGTTTTCTGCTACAATGTCAAATGGCGATTTTTTAACCTCTGACTTTGCTGCTGCTGCGTTTACTACTTTAGTCTCAGCCGTTTCAACTAATGACTTTAACGCTTTAAATTCTTTGTCCATTTTCGCTTTGAATGCTGCACTTGCAGTTTCAATTGTTGCTTTCTCAGCTTTCAATGCAGTGATTTCAGCATTTAACGACTCAACTTGAGCGGTTAAAACTTCTGTTTCATTTACTGCCTCTTCTGCTTCAACTTCAACCTCACGAATCTCAACGATTACGCCTGCTGCGTCAACAAAAATGATTTTGCCAGTTGCTAAAGCATGCTCGCCCTCTGGTGCAAAAGTTGTCATGGTTTCGTCTGTGTAAACTGGTTTCCCAACTTCCAACTCGCCGTCTCCATATAAAATTGTAATTCCGTCTGCCAATGGCTCAACGAAATTTGTTGGCTCTGTGCCAGTCAATGCTTCCTCAATAGCCTTGAAAGCTGAAGCAATTTTGTTTTTGAAATTGTTATCCATTTTTATTTTATCGTTAAATTTTCCGTATGCTGCAATTGGCATCCTTACTGCGTCAACAAATCCCATTTCTTTGGCTTGTGATGGTGTCATGTAAGTTGTTTTATCCATCATTGCCATGATGTCCTCAATTGTTTTGTTTGTTTTCTTAGCGTAATTCTGAGCAAGGATTGTGTCGATTTGAGACAATGCCTCTGCCGTTGACTTAATTTCGTTTGCAGTTCCCTGCGCTCCGCCACTTGCGTTGTGAATCATGTATTGAGCAGTTTCACTCATTTCCACATAAGATGCCGCAGATGCAATTAAAGTTGCAATTGAGCCACAAAAACCATGAATGTATGCCGTAATTTTTAGACCTGCGTCCTGCAAGTCGTTGTAAATAGAAAAACCCTCGTAAACGCTACCGCCTCGAGAGTTAATTATCAATTTGATTTCTTTTGACCCTTGTGAATGTGCCTTTGAAATTTCAGACCTAACGTAATCGGCCGAGAGTTCGCCCTTGTCAGTTCCGATGTCCTTATTGATTAGCAAATTATAAATTTCCATGTTAACAAAGTTAGCGGAAATACAAATGTGCTTTTTGTAAAGATTTTACAATTATATTTTTTTTACAATATAGATGACAGAATGAATACTTTTGCAGTATTTCTCTGCTAAGTCCGCATAAATAATCATTTTGCTTTTTTTATTCTTAATGACTTGCTCTTCGTATTCACAACGAATTAAATATCGCTCCATGTCGCCAGTTGTTAGCGCACATTTCTCGGCTAAATGATAGGCCACATTATTGCAATCGCCAAAAGTGGTGTCAATTCTGGTGTAAAATTCACGTTCAATGTTCATTTGCCTTGTCCTTTATATTTTTTTGGTTGAAATTTTTTTGCTTTTGCTGCTCTGCCAGTCTTTCGTTTACCGAAATTTACTTTTATTTTCTGCGCCGTTGCTTTTGCCTTTGCCATTATAGTGAGGTTGTTGTTTCTATGACTTTAAGTCTGTTTTGAACTTCTGTTATTTCGGTTGCACTCACAACAAGTTGTAAGCCTCTCAATGCCTCTGCCATGTTTATGCTGCTATCAATCGCTGCGTCTGGCGTAATCATTCCGCCGTTAGCAAAACCAGGAACTCCAATGCGTTTAAATGTATTTGAGCCGCCTAAAGCATTTTGTTGTCTTTGGTTTAATATTACCTCGCCAGTCTTAATAGTCGCTAACATATTGTCGCCATTTTTTCTGCGAATAGGCATTCCCATTCCTGCGCTTATGCGAGTCCCAGACAAACCGCCATTTGCAAAACCCTCAACCAATCCGCCCTCTGCGAATTGTGGGACTTGTACGGCCGTTAATGCTCTGACTCTTTGGTAACCTTGCAGTAAAGCAATACCCGCATTGATAGGCGCTAAAATTGAGCCGACAAATGGAATTTTAGATGTCGATTCATAAATATTTTGCGCAGATGTGAGCGTGCTTATAATAGTTGACGCAATTGCCAACGCCTTGCCCTCAATTGTGCTTTTGCCAATAATTTCAGACAAAGCCATGAGAGAGTTCCCAACCGATGCCAAAGCGTCAACCCTTGCTTGCGCCGTTGCCCTTTCAATTTGGACAATCGCAGCATTGTTCTTAGCAATTTCGGTTTTCTTTTGCTCTTCTGTTTTAGTTGTGTCGGCTAAAATCTGAGCGTTTTTATTTTCAATGATTGCAACTTCAGCCGCATTCTTAGCCTCTAAGTCTGTTGCTTGTATTTGAGCCAACTCCAATTCGTATTGCAAATTTTGCTCATCCAATTGCTTTTGCTTGTCATCGTTTGCAATCTTATTGTCAGTGACAAGGTTTTGATTCGCAATTTTTAGGGCAGTGATTTGGTCGTCATATGCTCCAGTGATTCCATTATATTGTTCGAGACGTGCAATTTCCTCATTGTTTCTATCTATCTGCGATTGCTTTAAAGCGTCATCATATTGCTTTCTGGTTAACAACCCATCTGCAAATTGTTGTTTTAAATTGGCCTCAAATTGCGCTCTGTTAAGTTCATTAATTACCTTATTATTATTAAAAGCGTCAACTCTGGCTTTTTGCTCGGCATTTAGTTGCTCAGTTACTTTTTTAGTAAAGTCTTCGAGTTGTTTTGCCGCTTTAGCAATTGCCTTTTCCTCGTCTGCTCTTTGCTTTTCTAATCTGGCTTTGTTTTTGTCCGCCAATTTTTGTCGCTCTTCGTTTTCAGTTTGTATTAATAGGTTTTTCCTATTCGTGATTTTTTCTTGTAAATCCGCACTCGATGACGAAATATTTATTAAATTCTTTTCGGCTTCGGCCGCTTTGTTTCTAAGTTCGTCATTCGCTTGAAAATTCTTTTCAGCTATTTTTAATTGCGATTGTGCAATTCTAAAACTTTCTTTAGCTATTGCCAAAGACTCTTCAAAGTTCTTTTTTTCAATGTTTGACGCTTCATTTAAAAATCCCAAACGTTCCTGCTCAGTTTTTGTTCTGTCTTTAGACTGAATAATTAAATTTTTAATTTTAGCCTCACTTTTTGCAGACTCGATGCCAAATGCTCGTTCTCTATCTTCAAGTTCTTGAATCGCTTCGGCTAATTTATAGGATTCACTTGCTGCACTCGATATTCCATCCATAAAACCAGAAAAATCCAATGACAATAATTTATTAATACTACCTAAAGCGCCAGTAATTGCCCCATCTATTCCCGCCAATGCCCTTT